CGGTCTACTATCGCCAGCCTGAGCCTGAGCCGGTCTACTATCGCCAGCCTGAGCCTGAGCCGGTCTACTATCGCCAGCCTGAGCCTGAACCTACCTACTCCCGCCAGCCTGAGCCTGAGCCGGTCTACTATCGCCAGCCTGAGCCTGAGCCGGTCTACTATCGCCAGCCTGAGCCTGAACCTGAGCCGTTCTATTACCCTAGAGGGCGCGAGGTGCTTTCTCCGTTTGCTGAGTTCGGTGAAGGCGAGGAGCTTCAGTTCAACTACGGCGGTGCCGTGGGCGAGGATTACAACTTCGGCTTCGCTCGTGGCGGTATGCCTAACGAGTATCAGGCAGGTGGTAAACTGCTTGACGGGCCGGGTGATGGTATGTCCGACGACATCCCTGCTGTGATCCGTGGCAAGGGTGTGCAACGCGCTGCTTTGGCTGATGGCGAGTTCGTCATCCCTGCCGACGTGGTGTCGCATCTTGGCAATGGCTCCACCAAGGCTGGAGCGAAGAAACTCTACGATATGATGGCACGAGTACGGCAGGCACGGACGGGCAAGACTAAGCAAGCCCCCGCTGTGAAGACCGCTCGTCTTCTTCCTGCTTAAGGAGCAAACATGGAACCGCAGAGAGTCATACAAGAAAATACAAACATCCCTGAATATGCAAAGCCTTATGCACAGCAGTTGCTAGGCAGCGTATTCGGTGGGCAGGATCCGACCACGGGGCAGTTCATCCCCGGCCTTGTTGGACAGGGTTATCAGCCCTACGGCAGGCAGCGCACTGCCGGGTTTAGCCCCATACAGCAGCAGGCTTTTGAAGGCTTTGCGGGGATGCAGGTCTCTCCCGAATTGGGAGAAGCAGCGGGGTTGGCGGGTCTAGCAGGTAGGCAAGCGGGGCAGCTTGGTATGTCCTATCAGCCGATGCAGTATCAGCCGATGGGTATTGACTTTATGCGGACCCGTGCGCCGCGCCTTCAGCAGTACCAGATGGGTCCGGCGGAGCGTGTCGGGGCTGAGCGGTTCGGTGGTCAGGCAATGCAGGACTACATGTCGCCTTATATGAGCGGCGTGGTCGAACAGCAAAAGCGTGGTGCCATCCAAGACTACCGTAGACAGATGCCGAACATTGGCGCTGCCGCTGCCCGTATGGGTGGGCGTGGTGGTACCCGTGAAGCTCTGATGCGAAGCGAAGCCCAGCGGAATCTGCAGGGCCAGTTGCAGGGCATCGAGGCAACGGGACTTCAGAACGCGTTTCAGCAGGCTCAGCAGCAGTTCGGCGCTGACCGTGCGGCTCAGATGCAGGCAGCCCTTGCCAACCAACAGGCGGGTCTCACCACGGGTCAGCAGAACCTTGCGGCTCAGTTGGGCATTCAGCAGTTGGGTGCGGGGCAGCGCCTTCAGTCACAGCAGCTTAATCAGGCCGCGCAGTTGCAGGCTCAGCAGATGGGTCTTGGCCAGAACCAGACCGCGCAGCAGTTGATGGAGCAGTCCCGGCAGTTCGGTGCCAACCTTGGCCTTCAGGGTCTTCAACAGCAGTTGGCTGCAGCGGGTGCCTTGGGCGGGCTTGGCATGCAGGGCTATCAGCAGCGCATGGGCATCGGTCAGGCTCAGTTGGGCGCGGGTGGGCAGATGCAGGCTCTGGAGCAGGAGCTGCTTAATCAGCAGTATCAAGACTTCGTCAACCAGCAGCAGTTCCCGTACAAGCAGGCCGAGTTCGGTATGGGCATCCTGCGGGGTATTCCTGCAACAGGTGCTACGCAGACTCTGTATCAGCAGTCGCCTAGTATGCTTAACTCGATTCTTGGTGCGGGCGTGATGGGCATGGGTAGCCTCTTCGGCGGACTTGGAGGTAGCAAGTAATGATCGGTCCAGTCAGCGGTACAGGTCGTGCCATGATGGCTTCGCTTCAGCAGGCCATCCAGAAAGGTATGCCTCCTGATCAGGCTATCCAATACGTCAAGAGCATGGCTACGCAAGGCGTGGCTCCGCTGACTGATCTCTACGCGATGATGAATCAGTTTCAGCGTCTGAAGCAGCAGCCGGTGCAGGCTCCGCAGACTCCGCCCACCATCCGTGATCAGTTGAACATGGCTGAACAGCAGCAGGCTCAGCAGCAGATGGCGATGCAGCAGGGGCTTGGTGGCCTCCCGGCTCCGGCTATGGAGCAGGCCCAGTTCGCAGGTGGCGGCATCGTGGCGTTTGATAATGGCGGGGCTGTTGGAGGGGCTAAGCCGTACGAGTTTGACGATGAGCTGGCAGCCCTCATCCCTGCAGGGCTTACCGAAACCACGGATATCGTATCTTTTGTTAGAAAGCAGAATCCAAAATTTGATTTGCTGTCGCCAGAGGAGAAGCAGCAGGTCTTGAGTAGTTTTGAGCCTATGTATATGAGAGGCAGGGAGGCGCTACTTAAACTCAAAAATCGTGAGCGTGCCTCTACTATTCCAAATGCTCCCACGGCCACTGCTCGCACTGCCACTACGCCGTTTAGTGATACCTCTGTTTCGCCTGATGAAGGGACGTTTATGCGGCGTCCTGCTGCGAATGTTCTTGAGCTTATGCAAGACGAGAAACTGGCTGCTGAGCGGGGACAAGAGCGTGCATCACAGGACCGTGCAAGTAACATAGTCCCCACGACCACGCGCCGTGAAGTTGCCCGTCCTGCGCCTGCGCGAACGGAAGCTGCGCCGCAAGGCGATATGTTCTCGCGATTTGAGCGAACTCCGCCTACCTTGGAAGCGGAGCGTACTGCGCGTCTTGAGCGGCAGCGTGCGGCTAAGACTGGTGAGTTTAGTCAGGCCGATGAAGATCTTGCCGCGTATATCAAGGAACAGAAGGCGCAGGGTGGTGATACCAAGGAGGCTTATCGCAACTTCTGGGTCATGACCGGGGCTTCGTTGATGGCGAACAAGAGTCCTAGTTTCTTGCAGGCGCTCGGCGAAAGCGTCAGGGAGAACTATGGTGGCCTTGTCAAAGACCTAAAGGACCTTAAGGACGACACTAAGTCCCTTCGGCTGCAAGAGATTCAGCTTCGTCGTGCTCGGGAACAGGCGATGGAGTCGGGATCTACAGCGGACCAAGAGCGCGTGGACAGGCTCAGTGAAAAAGCAGACGCTACAAATCTTGCTATTACCCTTGAGCGAAATAAAATTAAACGGGAACTACTCGAACGGCAACATGACTTTGCTTTGGAAAGGTTGCGTGCTTCAAACAAGCCGCAGGATCGGAGCATATCTGAACAGTTGATAGATATGTATGACGCCATACAGAAAGAGCCTGACCCGAACAAACGGCAGATGCTTCAGGATGATTATGAAAGACGGCTTAATGCGGTTGAGGACATTACTCGTGCTTCCACGGCAGCGGGCGTTGGAGCACCTGCAAGACAAGCCACTATCATGCAAACTGAGGTTCAAAAAGCCAGAGAAGGCTTTGCTTATAGGGCTGCGGCGCGGGCATATAACGCCGCTGTAAATTCTAATGACGCGGCTGGGGCGCAGGCCGCTAAAATGCGGATGGATCAGATAGACTCCGAGGCTAGACAGCGGGCTTCAAGTTATTTTGATCCTAACAGTACTAGCTCTGTACCAACGATGGGCGGTGAGGCGTATACTGGGCCATACTCAACGAGCGGCTGGAACTAGTAATGGCTAGAAATGTAACCGTCTATTTTGCGGACGGTTCGAGGCACGAGTATCAAGGCGTGCCTGATGACGCTATGCCTGAGCAAATCGCTGCTCGGGCTGGTCGTGACTTTCAGGGTAAGCAGATCCGGCATCTTGAGCGTGCCCCTGCGCCTGAACCCGAGCGCACTCTTGGTGGCTACACCAAGGAAGCCTTTAAGGGTTTGATCCCCGGCCTTGTTGGGCTTGGTGAGACTGCGATTACTGGTGCCGCCTCTTTGCTGCCTGAAGGGGCTGAGCAGGCCGTGCGTAAGCCTGTCGAAGAATTTGCTACCGGTGTACGTGAGACGTTTGCCCCTGCGCCGGGCTATGAAGATACGCTTGTACGCAAGATCAGCGAAGGCGTCGGTTCTACGTTGCCGTTCCTTCCGCTTGGTGCGTTGGGCTTGGCTGGTCGTGTTGGCGCAGCGGGACTTGGTGTATCTGTTGGTGCAGGTGAGGCCCGGCAACGGGCTGAAGAGTCTGAGGCTACTGAGGGTCAACGCGGTGTTGCTACCGCGCTAGGTACGATCCCCGGTGCATTGGAAGCCTTGCCGCCTATCCGCATCCTGCGGCGCTTTGGCTTTGGCGATGAGGCCATCAAAGAAGTGGCAGGTGTGGCTCCGGCTTTGGGGCGTATTGCCAAGTCCGGCGGTGAAGAGGCACTGCAGGAAGCTAGCAGCCAAGTCCTTCAGAACCTTATTGCCAAGGGCGTCTATGCACCTGACGAAGCCGTGTTCGGCGGTGTGGGCGAGGCTGCTACCGTGGGTGGCGGCGCTGGTGCTGTAGTCAGTGCCATTGCTGAGTTGGCTTTGGGACGCAGACTGCGTGGCCCGGAAGGTGAGCCGACTACCAAAGAAGCCCCGCCTGAAGAACCCCCGCCGGATCTTACGCCGGAACAGTTGGCCCCCAAGCCGGGGCGTGCTGCTAAGACTTCGCCTGTCCGTGCCAAGACGCTTGATGAGTTGCGTGGACAGATACCGGCTGCGCCTGTTGCAGAAGTAAAAACACCGAAAGGAAAGGCTCCGGTTGAATCCCGTGAGCCGATGGCGTTTGAGCGTACCAAGGAGCCTACGCCCGAGGCATTGCAGGAAGCGGCTGAGTTTGTCACGCAGTTTCCTGAAGGCAGCAAGAACTTCGACCTATTCAAGGCCAAGTCCATCGCCAAGAAGCTTGGTTACGAAGGCATCCCAAAGAAGGGCGTGTTCCGGATAGATATCGAGCCGTTACTGCGTAGAGCGATAACCCCACGTGAAACCATCACCCCGGCTGAAGACACGGTAGTTGGGCAGAACGCTGCCGGAGAACAGCTTTATGAGCGCCAAGATGGCAGTCGCTATCGGATGCGGCTTGATAGGCCGGACCGTACTGCCGGGTATCCTGACTTTGGTGGGGATCTCGCCCCCGTAGAAACTACTCTTGCGGCTGTTACGCCTGTTTCGCCTGCGGAAACGGTTACCCCCACCACGCCCCCGGCTGCGCCTGTTGAGCCTGCTAAAGTACAAAAAGCACCGAGTCAAGGAATTGTTGGCGAAGAGTCACCGGAAGCAATCGCTTCTTTACGTGCTGCGGCAGAAAACCCTGACACGCCTATTCTCGAATCAAGTGGGTACAAGCCTCCACCGTGGGACGAACTGCCAAACGGTTTTGGCGTAAGGCAGTATATTTTAGAGGGCAAAGAAGGGCGCTCAGTCGTCCAAGAAATTCGTGCTCCCGTAGTAGGCGAAAAAGAGCCTGCTGTGATCCGCCGTGGAATCGACTACGACGGCACCCCGTTTGGGGAAAAAGAAGCGACTGGCACACTTGACGAGATCTATTCTGGCGTAGCCTTCTCAGATTTTAACGACTACTTTGCAGCAAAAAACCGTACTGCTATTGCTCCACCCACCACGCCCCCGGAGGCACCTCGTGGAACTGAACCCGTTGCTAGTGAGACTGTCGGTGGAGCAGGTGCAAGAGGCGCTGAACTGCCTGTATCACGAGCATCCGCCGAAGGACGAGGCCCTGCAGGGATTGGAACTGAGGGACTGGGCGTTCCTAGTGCACCTGCTGCACGGGTTGATGAACGAAAGGAAGGTGTCAAACCTGCACTAAAAAAAGCTAGATATAAAGAAGAAGGCGAACCTTATGACCAAGGTATTAGCTTCAACTATGGTAATCGCCATTTTGAGTTAGGTGCGGCTGCTGGGATGTTCTCAAGACCAATTCTTATTGTGACAAGTAAGAACGGTGACCGCATTGGAGATCACTATGCCAACAATGAACGTAGGCAAGTAGATGCTAGAGTTGGTGATGCTAGTCAAATCGGGCAATACGATCTACCGCCTGATATTGCTAACGCAATTAATGACTATCTTTTCTCTTATAGCAAAGGAAAAGAGGCTGTTACCGCTGCAGGAAGAAAAATTGCTGATTCAATAAACAGCGAAATGGCCAAGTATGAACCCGCTGCACGGGTTGATGAACGAGAGAAAGGTGTCGAACCTGCACTGAAGTCTAAGGCAACTCCGCCTGCTAAAACCCTTCCGCAAAAAGAAAAACTTGAGTCTTTGCGTAAGAAACAAGAAGTTTTGCGTGAGCAGCAAGCTCCTTTACTTAAGCAAAGAGCCGATAGGGACGTAGAATGGAAAAAAATGTTGGATCAGTGGAACGCTGCGGATGAAGCGCAGCGGGCAACATTGCGTCCAGTTATGGACGCAATGATCTTAGAAGGACGAAAACTTAAGCGTCGTATAGATAGGCTGGGAGAGCGAATCGGTTTATTAGACCCTAGATACAATAGCATCGACGTCCTGAACCGTACTGCGCCGGATCTGGCAGAGCAGACGCGTGATCGCGCCCCGTCGTTGCGAGTTGGATTGAAGAAGGCCAAGAAGGACTACGATGCTGGCGTATTGACCGGCGACCAGTTAGCCGAGACCACGGGCAACCTGCTCCTCAAGACCCAGAAGGAGCGCATCGTTCAACCGCGCAAGCGTGGTGCGGACTATATCCGCGAACGGCTCATGAATGCCCGGCGTACTGGGGCTATTTCGCAGGAAGGTGTTGACCTTGCCGAGTGGTTCATCCGGCAGAACCCGTTGCTTGTCGATGACTTGGGTATCTCGATCCGTCAACAGCCTACTGAAATGGAAGGCACGGCGGGGTTTTATAACAACATCAGCCGCGTCATCACTTTGTTCAAGGGTGCGGGCGATAGCCAGACCGCTACCCACGAGATCCTGCACCATCTTGAACGTTTGATGCCATCCAATATCCGCTCGGGTATCCTCAAAGCCTATGTCAAGCAACTGACCAAGGCGGCAAAGAACGCGAAGACCGATGCTGAAAAGGCGTTCTTCGAGGCTATTACGAATTATCACTACTTTAGCGAAGCAAATAAAAACGCTGAGTACAAGAAGGCCCTTGACGCTATTGAGAGCGGTAAAGTCCCCGCGTCGTACTATCAGTACGTCAATCCGTCCGAGTTCTGGGCGGTCAACGGTGCCCGTATCGTGCAGGGGCGCTATGGCATACCGCCGGGTATCGTTGGTCAACTCAAGCGTTGGCTGCGTGACTTCCTTGAAAAGGCTAAGGACGTATTTGGTCTGAAGTCTGATGCAGCCATCATCCGTGCATTGGATAGCCTTGCCAAGGCAGACGGTAAGTACCAGACCGACAGGATGCTTGCGGAAGCACCGGGTTACCGATCTGTTGGGCCGACCAAGACGGGCAAGGCTAAGCCTACGAAGCCTAAGAAGAGCATGGCGGAACTGCGCCGTGAAGCTAGCGCCAAGATGATGAAGCCGGGTATCGTCCGGCAGGCTATCAATTCGCTGACGGGGCCTACGGCTAATTTTGAAACGGTTGCAAAAAACTTTCAGAACGTCAACCGTATGGTCAAGAAGATTCAGGAAGACCTGCGAGTTCTAGGCAGGCTTGTCTACGTTGGTGACAAAAAGAACAACATCGACGATCAGATGAGTGCGGCTGCTAACCGGGCTTCTTATATCGTAGCAACGGAAGTTGAGCCGGTTACCAAGCGGCTTCGCGAGTCTATAGCGTCTTATGCCCGCGTGATGGAAGGCACCATCAAGGACGCGCTTGAGAAGATAGACAGCTACCGTATCGCGCTACATGAGCCGGAGCGCCGTGAAACCAAGTATCTTCGTAACGTCCCGCTGAACAACACGACGAAAGAAGAGTTTTTGCCGGGTGAGCCTGCCATGACGGCAGCGGATGCCCGTGCTGCGTTGGAAGAGCGCCGTAGCCTTGCCAAGGACAAGGCGCAGGCCGAAGCCATTCAGGACATGATGCGGTATCTCGCGGCCAATTATGCCGATCCTCGTGGGTATAGCCCGGTCAAAGCCCGGCTGGAAGAGGCAGGCAAACCCTCGCCTGAAGAGATGACAACGGACTTCTATGATGACATCTACAACGTCATAGGCACCGAGTACACGCAGGAAGAACTAGACGCTGCACGGGAGGAGTACGAGGGACTTGATCCTGAAACCAAGTCTGCTGTGGATACGGTATTCGCGGATCTTGATGCGCTGCATGAACTGAACAAGAACCTGAACCGCCGGGCTAATTACTGGACGGACAAGGTGGATCGTGTCGTTGAGTCGTACGGTTGGAAACACTATGTACCGTTCAAGGGTAGCCCGAGAGCAGACAAGACCTTCGATACCGATACCGAGTACCTGAGCGGTGAGTTGTCTGAAACAGCGGAGTCCTTCGAGGGGCGGCGTACAAACTTTGACAGTCCGGTACTGCAGAGCATCGCGGAGTCTTACTTTGCGGCAAGTCGAGCGGGGCGCGGTACGGATGTAACTACGACGATCAAGAACCTCATCGAGCTGGGTGTCATCGACTCCAAGAAGATGAAAAAGTTCTCGTTTGAAGAACGTAACGCGTTGGACTTTGACTACAACCAAGTACGTGGCCGGGACAAGGTGCTGCATTACAACGAGGACGGCTCGGTCGAGGTCTATACCATCAAGAATCCTGACCTGCTTGAGGCCATCAAGACGCCGTTCCGCGAGATGAACTGGGCAGTCAAGGCAGGCAACGCACTGACTAGTGCGCTTGGGCAGTCCCACACTCGGTTCAACCCGGCGTTCCCGCCGATGGACTTTATCCGCAACAGCATCACCAATGCGGGGTTGATCAGTGCCCGTGAGGGCGGCAAGCAAGCTCGGGAGTATCTGACTGCAGTTGCAGCAAGCGTAGCGCGACTGGGTTTTTTCAAGGCCGGTAAATTGTCCAATCGGTTGGCTAAAAACGATACAGTAGAACTGGACCGGTTGGCAAAGAAACACCCGTTCTATCGTGATGCTTTGGAGATGATGAAGTACGGCGGTCGTACGATGTATCGCATGTCGTTCAATATCAGCGACACGATGGAAGAACTACAGAAGCAAGTTGGGCCTAAGAAGATCCTGAGCGAAGGCAATCAAGTCTGGAAATGGTTCACTAAATGGGTCGATGCTTACAACGACGCGTTTGAAATGACGAGTCGTGTTGCGGCGTATACCGTCCGCAAGCAGCAGAATATTGCAGAAGCTAAGGCTAAGAACCTGAATGTAGCTGATCCTAAAGTCATGGAAGACATCAACAAGGAAGCCGCTGCGTTTGCCTTGAGCCTGATGGACTTCCGCAAGATCGGTAAATACGGTAGAGAACTGGGCGCTTGGTTCATGTTCATCCGTCCTGCATCTACGGGTGCTGTGGATGCAATTGATGCTTTGCGTCCGGGCTTCTTCCTGAAGCCTGAAAGCGCGGTTGAAAAAGGACTCGCTCGGCTTGAGCCTGAAATAAAGGAACTGTTCGAGACTCAGAGCTTGGCTGAAGAGATCAAGCGGATTCAGGGCAACAAGCGGCCTGACAAGAAAAAGATTGCTGCGCTGGAGCAAGAGATTGCTACCCGTGAAAAGTCCTTTGATACGTTTGAAAAGAACCAACTGACCCGTGCTAAGAACGCCCGTAACACGGCACTGTTTACGCTTGCAGCAGGTGCGGCGCTGTATGGCATGGCAGCTTCAATTGCTGGAGATGACGACGAGGGGCGCAACCGAGTCACGACCGACGATATGTCTCGATGGACGCGATACCTGCGCCTGCCTGTGATTGGTGATGATGGGTTCTTCCAGATCCCGTGGGGCTTCGGCGTTAGTGCATTGATGTCAGCCGGTGCCCAGACGGCGGCAGTGGCAAGTGGGGCTTCGTCCTTTAAGGACTACGCGGGCAACATGGTTGAGATCGGTATGGACTCGTTCCTGCCTATCCCGACTTCACGTATCAATCCGATTGAATCTTTTGAGAACTTTGGTGCGTGGTTGATCGACAGCGCCACGCCATCTGCGGCACGGCCCTTGGTGGAGTTCGTCCTGAACGTTGATGCGATGGGTAATCCTATCTATAACTCTCGCTCAGGTAAGTACGCCGATGCCTTCTCTGGTAGTACACGCCCGTCCGAATTGCATCGGCAAATCACTGAAACGGTATTCAATATCACAGATGGCAAAGTCAGCGTCTCGCCGGACACTGTTGCGTTCGTCTTGAACAACTACGCTGACGCGCCAAATCATATAGCGGATAACAGTTACAACTTGTTCCTGACGGCAACGGGCGATAAAGAGTTTGACGCCAAGAAAGATACGATGCTTCTTCGTAGCTTCATCGGACGTAATTCTAACTACGATGCCCGGCAGTTCTCTGAGGCAGAGAAAGATGTCAAGAAGCTGGCGCAGCAACTTAAGACCTTCGAGGATCTTGGTACGCCTGAGCAAGTGGATAAGTTTTTCCGCAAGAACCCGAACGCCGACATCCTCGTCGAGATCTACAACAAGGGAAATGGCAGCCTTAACAAACTGCGAAATGAACGTAAGCAGATCATGTTGGACCGCAGCCTCACACCCAAGCAGCGTGACCAGATGGTCGATCTTCTCCGCATAGAAGAGAACTATATCAAGAAGCTGTTCGTTGACGACTTCAAAGCCTACAGCGGTAGCTAACGCATCCGCCAGCAGCGTACGCCAAGAAGACCGTCCTTGGTCGAGGCGAACGCTTTGATCTTGACTCCGGCTATCTTGGACCGCGTATCTATGATGTAGATCATCTCAGCAGGCTTCAACGTCGGGATAAAAAAGCTATCCCCGACAGACATCGCATCAAACGGTAGATACCACTCGGGTTCAGTCAGACGAGGACTTGTCAAGGTAATCCTCCGGCAACCCCTCGGTGTTGAACACATAGCAAGACACGGCGGACTGGTGCGTACCGACCTTCCACCCCGTAGTCAGCCGCTGACGCCGAACCTCTTTAAGAACCCCGCTCTTGAGCCATGCTTTTTCGGCAGCACTGCTACTGATCTGGATACCCGGTGTAGCCAGATACTTCTGAAACTCCGTCTTGCTGATGTACTGCACGCTGTTATGCACCTCGATGCGCCCGACGATGGCACTGCGGGGATCGTTGACGACCCTGCTCTCGTCGAAGATCAGGAACCCGGTATGGTACTTATTGAAGAAGTCCGCAATCAAGGACTTGTAATCCATGTCATTGAGGTTGAATACCTGCTTCTTCATGTCGTTCATAGTCCGCATAACCACGCGGTAGATGCGGGAGATATCCAAGTCCACGATACCTGCCTCGACTGCCATCTCACCCCCGGCGAAGCAGCATGAAAGCATGTTCTCGTAGAACCGGTATGCAGGGTTACGACCGTAGTCGTCACGGAACTTCTCCGCCCATTTCTCAATGATGGCACGAAGCTCTGCCTCGCTTTTAGTATAGAGATGCTTGACATATTGCGGACCGGCATGGCCGTAGTTGAACCGCAGCGGATCCACTATGCGCTTGCTCAGCCCCGGATCGTCAATAAATGCTTGCGGCATCTCCAACCGGAACTCGATAGTACGGGCAATCTCGCCGTCCGGACTCTTCTTCACCTGCTTAAGCTTGTCGTATAGCGACTGGTTCGTCGTCATGATGGCGATGAGTGCCGCGCCCATCTCGATTTCGCGCTCGGCATTGACCGACGACTGCATACGAGCCTTGGCCCGACCTTGTGAGATGCGGTGAATGAGGCGAGACAAGATCTCGCTGTCGATATTCGACACCTCGTCCAGCCCGAACAACAGGTTCTTGATGGCAAGATATCGCCCCGTCAGCGCGTTATCCGTCGCTGATCCATCTGCCAAGCTGATGTAGTAGGGGTCACAAAACACACTAAGTCCGGCATACATGCACCCCGTTTTACCAACGCCTGTCTCGGGACTCATGTAGCTGATGACGCCGCCCGGCGTCGAGGTCATACGCATCAAGGGCGAGCCGAACCCGGCAAGCAGTCCAAGTGCGTGAAGCTCAAGGCTCGGTGCGTTGAAGGCATTGGCAGACTGCTGCCACTTCTCGTAACTGCCCGTAGGCCGGAACAGCTTGGACACGTTCTTGACCAACGGCGACGTTGCTGCCGGGCGTTCTTCACCCGACGACAATATCTCTGTAGCGCCTGTTACAAAGGCGTCGAAATTTTCAGTCCATCCCATCTGCATACGTATGATCTCCGCGCTTTTTACTTGTTGCAAAAATTCATCCCACTTCCTGAAGTACTCACCTACATACTTGGTCAGCTCGACCGGGAAGTTCACACTGTTGGATGCCAACAGTTCCTTCATCTTGTCGTAAGCATAAGCGTACTTCATCGGAAACAAAAACTCTTTCGTCGGGTCTTTCGGCATGATGTGCCGCATCAGCAAGCTCTCGCCATCAGTAGGGCTGAACATGCGCTTGACCGGGAAGAAGTCATTACCGATAAGCTGAAACGGCTTAGGCTGGTCGATGTTCCCGTCTTCATCTACTTCGGCTTTAGGCTTGTACCAGACTCCTCCGTTGGCTCCTCGTACATAGGGCAGGATCGCTGTAGGAAATAACGGAATTTCTTCGGGATTCTGAGCGACCCGAATTGCGTCCTCTTCACTAATCGTTTCGGTTGACGGGGCTTCCTTGAGTCGCCGCCCGAGTTGGATGGGTCCTGCGTCTCCGAACTTGGTTCGGAACGGGCATCCTTCACATCCTTCTGGGTTAAGTTGCTCGAACTTGTCACATCCGTAAGCCCATTTTGCTGCGAGTGTTGCATTAGCTTTAACCTCTGTCTGCTCCGGGGAATAGCCCGGATGCTTGTTGGACATCTGATGGATGGAGTCTTTGCTGTCGCTGCAGCGGACGGCCACAGAAAGCCCCGCCCTCCATAGCGGCTCCTCGACTGATGCCTGCTCGATAACGATGCGCTTGATCTGATTGCAGCCCTGTCCGGTCAGGCTCTTAACCACGATGTCACTGAAGACATACTCGAAGTTGTCGGGCTTAGGAGGCAGGTCGGGTTCGATGGATGCAAGGATCTCCTCGACAGTCGGGGGGATCACGCCCAAGAACTCTTGGATATGATGAAAACTGTACTGCCCGAAGTCCTCGTCCAATAACTCTGTCGGACGTGGCGGGTCAGTCTTATAGTTAAAAGTGTCCGGGCAGCGCAGAACCCGTGCGGCATCTGCCGTCACTGCCGTGTCAATCTTCATGTACTCCAGACAAAACTTTTTGAATTTGTCCGCGTACTTCTTCCACTCCGCGATGGGGATGTCTTGGTCCAATAGCCAATAGGCATGCACGCCACCGCCCGAATCCACACGGATAGGCGGAGCGAACTTACTGATCTGGACAAAGTCCTCTAGCGCAGCAAGGGCTTCTTCCTTACTGCGATACTTCTTCGGATTCTCTGGGTCTACATCGAGGTCGATGAACAACGACCGCGAGAACAAAGCATTGTCGGCTTTGCGGCTATGGTTGTTGAACGAACTGAGCGCGACGAAGACATTGAACTGGTCTGACTTTAACTCATCTATGATCTCGATAAGTTGATCGAGCGTTTCTGCAAACCGATTGACAGCCCTGCCATCTTTGATACCGGTCACACAGTACACGCCCTGCGATGGCAATGCTTTTTCGTAAAATTGTCTTAACATTTTTTACTCGCAGAGACAAAAAAGGCGGGGGCACCAAGCCCCCGCCAGCCGGGGCAGTCAAATCAAATCTTGACCCCTACCATAGACTCAATGTACATCTTGGCATCTAGTGTAGTCGGAGCAGGGAGATAGCCCGCCTTCATGTCCTGCCTTACAAGATCCATGAAGACTTCAACGACTCTGCGCTTATTCTCGCGGATGCCGCCGCCTCGGAACCAGTTATATATACTGATACGCGAAGTCTCCAACGCCTTGGCAACATAAGCTGCAGGCAGATTAGCTTCTACACACAGTCGGCCAAGCTGCACCCCAAGACGGGTGTTGTCAGCCTTCTGTAGATTCAGCAAAAATTTTTCACCGTATGGGCGAGCCACACCTACCTCACTTCTTAGTCCATTCCTTCAAGACATCAGCCGCGTCGATTGCCCCCGCTTGGGCGGGCTTCTTCGGCTTGGATGCAACGACCGGCTCAGCGATGGCCGGAGCAGACGGCGCGGCAACAGCCTCACCTTCATCCTGTTGATATACCGACAGCTTGACTGCGTTCTCAGCGGCGGGCTTCTTAGCCTGAGCCGTCAACACATCAATGGTATCTGCCGATACGCCAGACACAGGTGAGAACAGCACACGAGGGGCCGTAGCCTTGGTGTCGAACTGCATCTTGGTCACGACCCGACCCGCCGAGATGTTGTGATTCGCAAGCATCTTGACATAGGCACGGAACGGCCAACGCCCGTTATCCTCTTCACCAAATGTAGACGTAGCCGGGAGGACCAACTGCATGATGTCGCCGCCCGGATCATTTGGCAGCACGACAGCAGTGCGCCATGACAGACGGCAAGCCGCGCCCATACCACCCTGACCAGAACCCTTGACGCTGAACTGGCACTTATCGCACGCCGAAGCCTGCGGATTCTTGACCTCTGGGTCAGGCACCTTAGAGTCCGAGGACCAGCATGCCGGGCTGACCTTCTCGCCTTCCTTGAACGCCCCGGTGTAATAAGTGCGACTCGGATTGTGGGACATCTTTACGAAGATGACATTCATGTGCCGATCTTCGATGGCCCCAACTTCCTTACCGCCTGCCATCTTGCGGAACACACCGCCCTTGATAGAGATACGCTTGTTGGCACCAACTCCACTACCTGCAATAGCTTTTGTATCCTCATCAAGCCCGTACTCGGCGTTGGCGAGCTGGTTTTGGATGTTTGCAATAATATCTTTACTCATGTTTGATTCCTTAGTTACTTGCCTTACGAACCGTGATGCCATACTCACGCATCACACTGACACCGGGCGGCAGTCCATCGCCTTCATGGTCAGCCATGAACTGCTTGAAATTGCCCTGATGAATCCGCTTCTCAAAAAGTTCAAGTGCCTCGTTCTCAAGAATGAACTTCTTAAAGTTCTCCCAGTCTTGGCAGAAAAACCGCTCGTTGAGCTTACGCATGATCGTGCCGTGACTCGTCCGGATGCTATCTGCATTGATGTTGTTGCAGACCTCCAGAAGCAATGCCTCGATCTTCGCCATATCTTCTTTGAGCTTCGCATCCTTAGCTTCGTACTCGCGGAGGATTTTCTCACGCTCCGTACGGATATTCAGATACGCACTCACCACCTCTTCAGTATTGACGTTACTCATCATCACCCTCCAGCTCTTGTTTGTACAGATCAACTAACTTCTGATGGCTATCGACTTTGCCTTGCAGCATGCGATACATCTTCCTCTCCACCTCACTGCCTTGCAGATGCACGACCGTCATGCTGTTCTTCTGACCCACACGGTCGATACGCGCTACGCACTGCAGATAAATCTCTACGCTCAGCACAGGTGACCAGAACACCACCGTGTCAGCAGCAGTCAAAGTAATGCCATGCGCTGCCGATTGCGGCTGCACAACAAGGACACGCGGTTCTGGTTGCTTTTGAAAACGCTCGATGATCTGCGAACGCTCACGAGCGGAGACTGAACCTTGTATGACTTCATTACTGATACCTTGACTAGCTAAATACTTTGTCACTACCCCGATGGTGTGGAGGTAGTTCACGAATACTACAACTTTGTTTAACGTCTCATCAAGCACTTCTTTCAGCGCGTTGAGACGCGGTGAGACATCGAACTCCAACGTCTGACCTTGGTCCGTGTAAACGGCACCACCGGAAATCTGTAGTAGTTTGTTGAGCGCAGACGCTGCGTTGACCGCGCTGATCTGCTCCCCTGCTGCCTCCACAAGTAGTTGAGATTTAAGGTTTTTGTAGAACTGCGTGACCTGTGGCGTCAGCGGTACATCGCGTGTCTGGTATACAACGTCCGGTAGATCAAGGCACTCCTTCTTGGTGTAGCGGATGGCAGGCTGTAGCGCCTCATGCACCCGACGCTCCGAGTTAAGCCGGGGCTTCCACGTGAACCGGCTGACCTGATACATGACCATATCCTTCCACGCCCCGGTGAAGCGTGGAACACGGGTCGGTGCAACAAGTCGAGCAAGTCCGAACGCATCTATCGGTGACTGAGCAGCAGGTGTACCCGTCATCATCCAAAGTCGAGTGCTCGGTTTCAAAAGCTTCGCCAAGGTTTTCCATCGCTTAGTAGTCGCGCTCTTGTAGCTAGTCGCCTCATCTACGATGATCAAATCAAATCCGCCGTTGTAGATATCATCAAATACAGTCTGCACCCCATCGAAATTGATGACGATAAACTCATAGTCTGCGGCAATCAGCTTCTTACGCTTCGTCTGCGAGCCGTGCGCCACACCGCAAGTCCTGTGCATAGCCGTATTAAAGATGTCGTTCTGCCACGCCGAGTACATGATCGAGAGCGGACAGATGACCAAGACCCGCTTGACCAATCCGATGTTCATCAAATAGTCAGCAGCCCAGATTGCTGCGGAGGTCTTGCCTGTACCTGCTTCGTTGAAGCAGAACGCCCGTTGCCGGAGCGACAGGAACGACGCTGTGTCCTTCTGGTGCTCGAACGGCTTGTAGATACCGGGCCAGTTGTAATCCCGTAGCATCGGGCACGGCACGTTCGGCATCGCCGAATCTGGAGCCTTCTCGTCTACAAAGGATGCCAAGGCCGACGCTTCTGGATAATCCCAGAACATCAACAGTTCTTTAGACTGCGTGTCGCCTGACAGCTCCTTACTTCTCGAAACATACGACAGCACTCTGTCCGCAACCGGTGCGGGCAACGTCATACGCAAAGCTTTGTTGTCAATGATGTCCATAAGTTTTCCTATAAAACCCCTTACGGGGGTCAGTCGGCCAAGACTCGCTGCAAAAATGAGGTGAATACAATGATCTTGGCAGACATGGTTACGCGCCGTTAGGTGAGCGCAGAAGAGTCGGGAGGTGAACACGCCTCTTCCATTCCTACACACTCATGCCTTGTGCGGAATACTTCATCGCTCCTTGTAAAACTCACAGGTTGCTACAGGGCACCACCCGCAGAGCGGTGTCGGCGTGGCGGGCCACAGATCACGTTCATAGGCGGTGCTCAACCGGATGGTCGGTGCATCGAACGCTGCCCATAGTCGCGGGATGTCGTCCCGCTTGTAGTCCTCGAAGACGAACGCATCGTGTGCAACGAAGAGCAACGCACCCTTGATACGCTCGACCTCGGGGAAGATGGCGTAGATCATCAGCCCCATCAGTTTCAACTGACGCGGGTCAGGGTAGCGTGCGCTACCCGTCTTGTAGTCCACGATGTAAGCCATGTCGCCGTCGATGACCACGAGGTCCGCGATGCCCCGCACCCAATAGTCCGGGCTATTAAAGTCACATGGCTGCCTGTTGCTATCGAGCGCCATCTCGAACTCGGGGTACTTGTCGCCGGGCATAGCGAGGAGCGGATCGACAAACTTCGCGAACCGTGCGTAGTTCTTAACAAGAGGAGTGCCGTCCCGCACGTAGTCCTCAAGCGCCTTATGCACTTCCTTACCGTATCGGATTTGCTCGGTCTCTTTGATGGCAAAATTCCGCCGGACCTTGACCTCGTGGTATTGACGAGGGCAATTCAGGAACTGCTTCAAGCCGCTGAAGGACCACTTAATCATCGAGACGCAACCGTAGACTTCGACAATTGGAACCACTCACGATACTGCTTACCATCATAAAAGCGCGTCCAAATATCTCCGTGCTCATCAAGCGCAAACAAAGTCAGATGCTTGTGCTTAGGGCCGCCATACGGGTCGTTGTAATACGCTTCGGCGCTAGTGATCTGAACAAACTTGGGGGCTTTATTTTCATTCATGTTAGCAATCTCCATAAGATTCTCCATATTTAGCCTCACAGGCCACGGGTAGACCTGCCGCCCATACAGGGGGTGCAGACATGATCTTCGTTACCTTGTCCAACACGGGGGTGATGTCTCCCTTCTTCACTACAACCACAGCCGCGTCATGCACAGTCAAGACAGGACGCAGCCCCTGCTTCGACAACTCTAGCATCTGTTCCCCGACTATGATACGAGCGAGGGCTTGGACCACGTTCTCAACAACGGCTCCGCCCCACAAGGACTGGACCCCCTTGCGCGAGGTGTAGATAAAGCCCTTCTCGCCGCGCTGCAACTTCGGGTATTTGATGTACAGACCATTCGGCAAGCGCAGACCCTGCGGGGTGACCCATACGCATTTATGCATGCCAAGCGAATATTCTTTGGACCCAGACGGCCACGCCATCAGGTGACTGAGGGCTAAGTCACACTCCCGCCAGAGCGCAGGGATCTTGTCGTTCTCCTGCCGGTAAAGATCGACAATGCGTTTGCATTCCGCTTCAGGCAGGTCTGCACCGGGGGGCTGTGTCTTGAGGGTATGCTGCAACTTCTTAGCACCCGTGCCGTACCCAAGACTCAAAACCGAACATTTTCCGATGAAGCGAAGGTCTGGGGTCGCCTTACTCACCGGCCTCCTAAATACCTTTTCAGCAAAAATCGAATACACGTCCTCGTTGTTGGCGAACTGCTTGACCACATCGTTTTGTCCTGCAAGCCACGCCAAGACACGCGCCTCGATCTGTGATGAGTCGCAGTTGATGACGTAGTGACCTGCCGGGGCCATGATGGCGTTCTTCAACGCCTTCTTTTTCTTGTCACGGCTCGGTAAATTCTGGAGGTTTACGGAGTCAGAATTGTGTACGAGTTTTCCATTCGCAACGAACCGGTGGCGCGGACCACAATCAACAATGTCATAAACTGGAACGAGCATACTTTTTCCTTTGAATAATTTCGTCATCGGATGCGCCCTGCACAATCCAAAGCCGTATAGTTTCGTAAGTTAAGTCTGGACGTAAATTTTTGATCCGTCTTATTCGCTCACCATTTTTAGTCCGCTTGTAAGCACGCTTGTTCCTAGCCTGCTCGGAACGTGATGCCCACCGTAAATTGCCCGGTTCGTAATGCCGATCATTATCAACCCTATCAAGACTATGAAATGGGGATGGGCGAACACCTAAATTGTCTAACGCCCATTCAGCAAATGCCCGCACACCGGGGAACTTGAATTCGATCCCCCGCCCGCCATAATTTAAAAACCCCAAACTGTTTGGGTTAGTGCAGCGTTGTTTTGCACCTGCACCAGTACTCAACACTGTTTTTAAATCTACTCCGTATTTAACTCGATAAGGATCAACACGGGTCGTCAACTTTATTGCTGCTGCTATAGATGCTTTTTTCGCTATTCGCACGCGGTCTTCAACCGGAATTGCCGCCATTTTTAATTTAGATGCACATGATCGACAGCAGCGGCTTTTACCGTCTAGCAACTCCCGAACACGAACCTCACTCCGCTTCCCGCACTTACACTCACACAGAATCTTCTGTTTGGTGGTTGTAAAAGTGCTGCTGAGCGGTGTCCACATCACGTTCTTCAGGGCTTCTTGCAACTTCAATTGCGTGATTTCCCTGCATCGCTTCTCGTAGGCTAATCTGTCCGGCGTCTGTATATACGGCATGATCTTCGGTCCCTGTTATCCCGTCCCACGTAATGACTTCAGCAAATCCACTGAACTTGACACCCTTGTGAGGCACAAATTCTGCTCCGTCCCACACCAAGTCGTCAGCGAGTACGTCAACAATCCGCTTCTGTACTACGCCGGTATCAGGATGATAGACAAATACCAAAGTACCGTCAACTAAACAACCGCTCCACCGGCCTGTGTGTGCGCCGTAATACTTCAGCGGGATGGGCAGCAACCCCTTGTTCCTAGCACCGATGCCGATGAACCGCTCGACACGCGACTCCTCGATGGTGGACTTAGTACCCAGACGCACCGCACAAAGGTGTTGCACGACGGGGTTATCGTGTTCCGATAACTCGATGAAACCTTCATCGTTCTTGGCAAGGGCATAGGTCTCCTTGCCCGTGGTCAGGCTCGTCTTCATGGGCGGCTCGATACCGAACGAGCGCAGCACCTCAGCGAACTGCGGATTGCTTGCCAACTTGGCGCGGACTTCTTCCTCTGTACCAACCTTCAGCACGTCCATGAGGCTACGCAAGAGCGTGGCCTTTTCATGCCTGATCTCATCCAAGCGGTCTACGAGCAGCGCGTCGTTGATACGCAGCACGGGTTGGGTGTACATACGCAGAGTCATGTCAATCAGGTCAAGCTCGTTCGACGGGAAGCCCTCGTCCAGAAGCGCAGCAAACAACTTGAAGGTCAGCTCCACGTCGTTGATGCAGTATGCACCGTAACGCGCCAAGTCTTCTGGCGTGAAGTCCTTGCGGTACTTGCCCAGAGCGTTGATGACCTCGGTACCCTTCTCGCCCAACTGATACCGCTCAGCCAGAGCCTTGAGAGAGCCACCCGCATCCACGCCATGAATGGCACGGGCCATGCACAGCGTATCGAAATACTTAGCCGGGACGATGCCGAACGTGAACGCCAAGATAGCCCCATCAAAGAGCATGTTATGGCAGAGCAGGGCGCTGTTCGCCCAGTCGATCTTGTCGAGATACGCCTTGATCTCAGCGTGAGTACCGCTGAACCACTCAGGCTCACCATCGTCAATCTTTACGCCGACACCGATGACCTCAAAGCGCGGGTCACGGATGTACTCCTCCGTTGTAAGATTTTTTAAACTATATTTTTGATCATAATAAGTTTCTAGGTCCACAGTCACAAAACTCATAACACCACCTCCTCAAATTTACCAAACCAAGATGAACCGTCGTGGGTCCACTGCACAGTCAGGATCTGATCTGACTCCTTCACGGCTCCTGCAATTACCCCATAGCAATGTCCGCACCGCACCCTCCATCCGACGGTGCCACACCGTGCGTCTATCGCCGCGCAGTTTGATTCAAAGTCATCGAGGAAAATCTTGTGCTTGCAGGTCACGGCTTGATCCTGTTTATCCACTTCCCATCAATCTCGACGTAGCCTCGGGCTATCAGTCCTTCTACGGTCCTGCACCCGATACCTTTTAACTTGTGTGCACGAAACGATTCGGGGTTGGCGAACACCCGCTTGCACTCAGCGCACCTTTTTACCTTTTTCGGACCTAGCATTTTTCACCTCCACTTCCATTCGCTTTCTCCACCCTACATCCCGCGCAAACTCCCATGCAATGCACCACAGTTCGTAGTAACACCCGCCAAGCGGGAACCTAAATCCAAGTTCATCCTTCGGGAACCCATGGTCTCTCAAGTTTTTACCGTGACGGCTCCGTATAAGCCTGTCCCATGCCTTTTCCCGGTCAAGGTCGGCTATCGGGTATCGGACGCAATCCTCAACGGACTTTGCTTTGAGCCTTACTGCCTTTGCCATTTTCCAACTCCTTCACTCGTCTACGTAGATAAACAATCTCATCACGGCACGCCCAGAGCACGCTGCCTACCGTCAGGAACTTCATCTCTGTCGTGGTAGAGAAGTCGTTCAGTTCATCAGGCAGGACACGGATCAGATCAAGTATGTCTTCTTCTGTACCCACCTCACTCCTCCTTCGGCAACATAAATATCGGGGTGTACTCACCCACATACGACCCGACCACGTTGTACTCCATCCACTCTATAGCCTCCTCGTGGGTCATGTCCTCACGCAAGATAAGTATCTCCACGCACTTGTCGTAGTCATAGATGGCAATCAGTTTTGTATGCTGCCACCCAAGCCCGATGAGCGCGTCCTCAAAGCCATCTGCGTACAGCGTGTTCGGGTCAAGTGGTTCGTCGGTCATGATTTGTTTTCCTCACCCCTCGCCCGAATCGCGTTACTTACACCGCTTGGACAAACCTCACAGCGCGGCTCGTAGGATTCGGCCACCTTCGCACACGCCTCGCGCTCATGGGCGGCAACGAGGGCGGCGAAATGGTAACGGATAAAATCCTCGCCTTCTTCGATGGACTGGCGCATTGCTTGAAACCATAGCGTGTCAAGTTCATCGCGGTTCATCGCGGCACCTCCTTCAACGCGGCTTCAATCCGGTCTAGTAAATCGTTGTCGTAGTTCATCCAAACCGCTTTTTGGGCCTCCGCTAACAACCCCCGCAGCCGCTCGTTCTCGGCGTGCTTGAGTTCTGCGATTTGTTTCCGCATCTGCTCCGTGGCACGCAATGCAGTCACCTTACCGATCTGGTCGTACAACAGGTTTTGCAGCCGCTCAATCTCGGCCCGTTCCTTTTCCGGCTCCGGTCGCGGCGCGGCGAGGTGGGTGCGGAGTTTGATTGCCAACTGCGACATCCTCACCCCGCCCGCAAAAGTCCTCTGCGCGGCGTCGTGCGTCAACGCCTCAAGGCACTCGGTCAGCAGTTCACGGTCGCTCACGGCTGCACCTCCTAATCCCGAATGATTCGTTTCGCGCCGAGTTTTTTTCCCGGTAGTGGCTGTACCAAATAACCCACGGGAATTTCCGCAGGGATAAAGCCCTTCATAAGGTGCAAGGCATGGATCTCTGCCCCGCCCATTTCATCCGCAAGTAATACAGCCTCCTCTCGGGTGGCCTTGATGAATGTGACAAAATCTACAATTTTAGTTTCCATGTCTTATCTCCACTGCGTCACAGCAAACAAAAACCCAACGACGGACATAAGCAGCACCGCTCCAAGTATGACGCTCAGAGTATCAATCGTGCCGTCGGCTTCCTTCAGTTTCTCTTGTAGGACAATCAGTTCTTTATCCTTGAGGAACAGCGAGTTCTTGTGTAGCGAGTTCTCCCGCAGCAGACTCCGTATCTCCTGATTAAGCCGGTCCTTGGAGAACTCAGGTATTTTTTCGTTATCCATGTCCCACCTCCTTCTTCACTTGTTCGCGGACAAGCACGAGCAGCTTACACAGTACATGCGTCTGCGGTTTGTCTTTACCTGCACGCAAGAGCGAGTCGAACTCAGTCGCGTACATATCAATGATGTCCCACCGCAGCACCTCCAACTGACCATCGTCACCGATCTTGGCCCACACCGTCTCGGGGTTCGCTATAACCTTTGTATGTTCCTGCGGGATGATGAGATACGCCTCATCGTCATCTTTGATCTCACTCATAGGTCACCTCTTTGGCTACGTTCATCCACTCTTTACCGTATTCAACTTCAGTCCAGTCCTTGAACCACGGCCCACCTCGCGTGAAGTGCACCGCTTGCGGGTTCGGGCAGTCATCCTTGGTGTGCCACCCTTCCAAATAGTTGTAGGCAACCGGCAGGTTACCGATGCATGCGTCCCACAAGAACCTGAATTGATGTAAGTACATACCAGACTCACGGTTCACGACCTCGGGGGTCAGTGCCTTCACGTGCAGGTGCTCACAGTTCCACAGAATCATGCTCGACCAATTCTTGCGCGGATACTGGTGCTGAAACTTGCCGTCCATCTTGGTGGCTTCCTTCGGCTTGTAGTCATGCTTGACCACAACTGCACCATAGTACGGGTTCATGTAGTCCTGCAGCGCAGCGACATCACCTCGCCACAAGAAGTCGCAGTCCATGAACACCGCCCACCCTTTGTACCCTGCAAGATGCGGCACCAAGAAGCGTGTGAAGGAGAACTCCGTGGACGAAAGCGGGTCATGCTCACGCCAGTACAAGTTCTTTTCACGCATCTCCTGCTGCTTGATGGGTTGGATATCGAGCGGCACAGACGTGTGCTTCTCCAACGACCGCTTGCAAGCACGATACGCAACGTCCTCGCGGCTATCCCAACCAATAAAGATTTTCATCACGACACCTCAAACAACTGCTTACGCGCTGCACCCTTGTAGTGCAGTATCTTCGCATCGTCGGTCTTGTGTTCGGGCAGACATCCGTAGATAAACTCAGGGAACGTCGCCACTTCGTTCGACTCAGCATAGACACGCAGAGCCTCTTGGTCGCCGTACCACTTGCGGTACTTCGGGTCGAGCGTATTGTAAACCGCTAACAAGTCCTCCCAGAACTTCGGGCCATCAGTCACCAAAGCACAGAAGACATACGGATACACTTGATCCATCGTCTTTCCCTTGTGCTCGTCAAAGACCAACCCGCGCAACTCTGTGTTGAATCCACCGTCACAGTTGAACGACCTACGACAAACGGCAACCTCGGCATCGGCAAGCATCATCGCGGGGTCTATCTCGCCCTGCACAAGCATGTCCGTGTCCAAGAATATCGCCGGACCTTCCATCGCCAACCTAGCGTAAGCCTTGATCCGACCGTGGATTAGCTCGTCCCGGTCTATCTCAATCTCAAACCTGTCCGACACCCCCATGACATCCGGTGTATCTGTATCTGTACACATGACGATGTACGCATTGGGGTTGTATCGCAGGACAGACTTGACCATCTTCTGCGGATGAGAGATGTCATCACCCACATGGAAAAACACCACGACCGGCGGGTCTACGTAGCCTCTACGGTGTATCACATAATCTAGTGCATCCTTGACCTGCTTCAACTGCAAGTCCCACGGCGCGTTCATGTTCTCGCGCTGATATATCCGTACACCGGGGTACCATAGACTCTGATTACCCGCACGGTTATTCCAGTACCACAGTTTGTTGGCATCAAGCAGCAAGACCTCCTTGCCCATCGCCCCTGCCAGATGCACCGTGGCGCAAGATGGCGAGATGATGACGTTACATATCTCCATGAGCGCAGCGACGTTCTCCAAGTCAAAGAACGTATCGATATGTGTGGTGATGAGGCTCGGGTGAAAGTCCCGCCCTTCCTCTTGCGCCTGACCGTACTGCAGGTTGATGAACTTGACCCCCGGCTCATCGAGGATGTGCCTGAAATCAGCCAAGGGGACAGACTTGTGTGGCCCGATGACAGGAGCGGTGCTCGTCCAAGACAGTCCAACGATGACATCGTCTTCCTTCAACCCGTACTCTTTACGCAGCCTCGCCACGCGCTCAGGGTCAGCCTTGACGTAGGAATGCTTCCATGTGTGAGGCGAAATGTCCCCAACTGAGTCGATGAAGTATTTACCCAGTGAGGCTATGGGGATGTGCGAGTCATGCTCGGACATCTTTACACGAGAGTTGTGCGTCAAGAACTTGACGTTGTCGGCTTTGCACCCCCGCTGCAACAGGTTCGTCAGGCGCAGGTCCACCATGACCGTGACCTCATCCACTTCCTTGGCAAGAGCCTCGATGAGCGATGCGTAGAGCAGTTGGTCCCCGATGCCTTGTTCACACCAGATGAGCGGTCGCTTCAAGCCCTTGCCACGCTCCCACTGCGGGTGCTTGGTGTGCAGCTTCGGAGACTTGAACGTCTTGCTCTGCCACCGTCGCTCGTAGCCTTCCCAACCCTTCTTGAAGTCGCCCATCTGCAGCGAGAGCAGACCCATCGTCCACGCCGCATCTGCGTTGTTCGGCTCAAGTTGAGTAGCGATTTCAAAGTGCTGCCGTGCCGACTGCCAACGGTGCATCTCCCAGTGGCAACGACCGATCTGTAACTCAGCCGCTGTGAAGACTGGCAGTGCATTGTGGATGTTGTTAAGCAGCCCGATGGCCTCGTCATACCGACCTGTGTTGGCGGCATCGAGTCCTCGTTTGTACAGGTCCTGAGCAAACTCAGGTAGCGTGCGTTGTTTCGTTTCTTCGCTCACCAATAGTTCCCCCCTCGTCCGATACTGCCCCGACTGCACCGCCAATTAGGTGGCGGCACCCTGCTCCAAGCGTAATGAGCCTCGTGTTCACGACGCTTCCACCAGTTGATCAATGTACGGATCATACGGCCTCCTGTGCTACGACTTGTAGCAGGGACAACGGGATGGACATAGCGGTCTTCCCGCCATGTGGGCGCGGATAGATGAGCACACGCCCCGGTGACTCCAACATCATCGCGTTGGCGACACCCTTCTCGATACCCTCAAAGTCATCAAGCACAAAGACCGTGTGCGGAGCCAAGATTTTGTTGAGCGGCTCTTCATCCTGCTGACTCAAGCGACCATCGAGGTAGACCAGATCGACCTTGACTTCTTTCGATGCCAAGTCAGCAAACATGTCGTGCGACATCGTTTTCGGGTACTGCCTGATATGCGATGGCAACCCCAACCTGATGTCGTTCGACCCGTCGCAGGTGTAGATATCCGCGTGCACTGAGAGCGCAGCGTCGATGACCCTTGTGGATACGCCGATGAACGTCCCCACTTCAGCCACCACGTCGGGCTTGAAGAACTTGACTATATTGTACAAGTCCCCCGCATCGTTCTCACCCAACGACCCTGTGTTGTAGTCGGCCTGTTCCCTGAGATGTTGCTGCTTCTGCACGATGTCTTGGATTTTGCTCCAATCCATGTCGGCCTTCTCGTCGATGATTTGCCAGATTATTTCGCTCAAGCGACGGCGACTTAACTGTATGGGGCGAATCATGCGCCCGTCCTCGCGTCTTTCGTCTTCTTCTCTTCTGGATTGCCTTGGTACCTGACCTCGACCTTGGCAACCGCGTCCCATACCTCGGACAACTCAATCAGGGTGTCGTACTTGCGACGGCACGCCCGAAGCTCAATGAGTGCAGTCTGAATCAGATTCAGCCGCAGCGCATCATCACTCATCACATCGTTGATGTGACGGTATCCGGGGAAACCCGAACCCGCCTTGCGATCCTCGATGAGCGAGACCAATGCACGCACCGAAGGCTTCTGATCATCGACCGGCTTCAACACAAACAGGCGAATGATCCTGCTTGCGTAAGACAACCGCGCCTGCTCTGCCGCATGACTGTCATCCCACAGACCTTGTTTCTCAAAGTCCTCCCACAATGCTGAGTCCGTATTGGCTCGGGCAAAGGCCACGATCTGTTCTTGTTTAAGAAACCCCCCGTGTGTTACACGGAGGGCGTCCAGTTCCTGATTAACTCGTTCACGCAGCGACAACATCGACCACCTCGCCTTGAATGTCAAACAGACCCCAACCCATGCCCGCACTATTCTTGGAGTCCGGGCGACCTTCACCGATACCAACCTGCTGACCGACTCGCATCATCAAGTTGATGATGTCATTGTGGCTGAACATATCGCCGTCGTATCGAACACGCACGGTCATCTTCCAGTTCTTCCACATCGGACGCACACGGATATCGACCGAACCGTTGTCGTTGCGAGCATACGTCGTGTGACGTTGCGGCTCACCAAAGATCCGAATCAACGGCGTCTCATCGTCCACATCGTAACCATCCGCCAGAACGAACGCAGCGAGCTTGGCGTGCGTCATCTTGTATCCGACCGTACGACAGGCCGAAATCATCGCGTTTCTGAATGCACCGGCTGGCACACCAGACCAACCCTCATGGGTCAAGTGCATCGCACCCGAATACACTTCGTCAAAGTTCTTCGGCTCACGCTTCTTCTTGCCCGTTGCACGGGAACCTTCCTTCTGCGTAGCAATGATCTGCTCACGCGCTTTCCGACTGAACTTGTTAATCACAAGCGGAGCCGCTCCCACAATGTTGATCTCTGCAATCCGAAACTTCGGAGCCGGGATCTCTACCTTTTCAATCTTCGCATTTTCCTTCGTAGCCATTTTCAATTACCTCTGTTGTTAATTACTAAACACACTTACTCAACACTCTAAAAAAGCCCGAACGATTCCGGGCGTTACCAAACCGTGCCACACCTAGCGTTGCCTGCGATGCTGAACCATGCCCCACCTTGCCAAACCGTGCCTCACCTCGCCTGCCCGTCCAAACCTCGCGCTGACTCACCTAGCCCGAAGCCGCCATGCCTGCGATTCCTTACCATGCCTTGTCCAACCGGAACTTGCCCGACGACTCCACGCCTTGCCCGTCCGAGCCTGACCGCGCCTGCGATTCCTTACCTCGCCCCGCAGCGCCAAACCAGTACGCACCTCACCTCACCATGCCTGCGATGCCCAACCACACCGGAACATACCCCGCCTAACCGCGCCGCGACGGGCCTTGCCTGCGATACCAAACTGAACCCCACCATGTCATGTCATGTCTCGCCACGCCTTGCCTTACCTGCGATGCCAAATCCCACCCTACCTAACCGGGCCTTACCGAACCTTGCCTGCCTTGTTACGCTCGCTTCCTCGCGTCGATCTCGCGCTTGAGATACCACGCAGCCTTCTCCAAGTCCTGCACCGGGTCGGAGTCCTTCTTACCTGCACGGCTCACATACTTCACCACGTTACCCAAACGATAGTTCAAGTCCTTCGCTTCGATGAAGTCGATGACTTCAATGCCACCGGCCTTGTAGTGCGGAGGATGGTTCACGGGGTCGGGCTTCGTTTCACCCGCCCACTCCTCAATTGTCATCTGTTTCGCTTCGGGCTTTACCGCTTCGACTTCCTGCGACTTCTCGCGTTCCTTCCAGATGACAGTCCAGACATAATTCTTTGAAACACCAAGAGTCTTAGCGATGTAATCCGCGCTCTTACCCTTCGCCAAATAACGGCGAATCTTTGCACTTATTGTCACTTGATCAACTCCTCTACTTTACTGATATTGGTTTCATCAACTACGAAGGCTCTGCCACCCGCATCTCTGATGCGTTGCATCGCCGCCTCTTGCAAAGCCGTGGGCTTGTTCCCACCCGCCTTACATTCAATCGCCACGAACGCACCCCGATAACAGACTAAAAAGTCCGGTGTGCCGCTCAATCCATATCCGCCGGTCGCAGGCATCGCGTAGTACGCGCCCAACTCGTGAAGAACCTTCTTCACCTTGATCTTGATTTTGGCTTCGGGAGTCATGCCGTCGACGATAAACAAATCTTTACTTACTTGTCAACCCCGCTCGCACCGGCTCGCACACGGTTTAGAACGGGTCTAAACTCTGCGGCTGCACAGGCTCATCAAGCGGCAGCCCCAACTGTCTCGTCATCTGCTTGGGCCTACACCACCACTCGCGCAGTTCGTAAAGCTCGCACTCGTGGTCGAAGACCTGTTGCTGAATCCACCCATCGTCGTCCTCAACAGGAACCCACCAATCGTTCTGAATCTCGATCATCTTCATGCTCGCACTTCAAGGCTCGTCAATCGAAACCGCCGAGCCACCATCCAACTCCGCCGCCGCGTCCGAATACAAGTCAGGCACAGCATCAGGGTCTACAGCAACCGGCTTGGGTAACTCGTAATATGTACCGTCCTTGCTGTGGATACCGACCAGACTCACCCACTCGACCTCTACTCCGTCGTCCAAGTAGAAATCGAGGGTTGCGCTGAATTCAGCCTTGAACCCCAACGCCCGACTTGTGAACTCGAACGGCGAATGATATTGACGCTTTTTGCGGCTCATGCTCGCACCTCCTTTATTTCAACCGTTTCCTCGTCGTACCGCTCGTAGACCCCCGGTTCCGGCAGTACCGAAAACTGCTCATGCGCGGCCTCGTAAGCCTCGTCCTCGTTCTCCGCCTCAACCGTGAGGGTCTTGTATATCGTGGCTTTGATTGTCACCTCATAGGTTTTCATGCTCGCACCTCCCGGTTCTTCGGGTCTTGCTCGACCCACCGCATCCACTCACTCAAAGTCTTCCGCGCCTCGGCTCGACTGATCCCAAAAGCCCCTTCAAGATAGGGCGCAGCCCCGAACATATTGGTCGCCCCGCTCTCACGCAGCCGATTCAAAAACACAAACCGTTCGTCAGTTTCGTTCATGCTCGCACCCCCAGTACTGTTTCAACCGAACGCATAGCACGCCGAACCTCAAACTCGGTCAGGCTCGACGCAAAACCTTCAGCCAGTTGCTGCGCCTCACGCATCCTATCCTCACTCGGCGCAGTCACAGCCAAAAATAATGCTAGTTCCAACGCCTCACGCGGCGTCTGTGGCGTTTTTAATTCGATGGTCATGTTCAACCCTCCCTCAAGAAATACTTGCGCCCGTTGTCGTCATCATGCAAGTCCTCGTCCTCGTAAAACTCGGTGTCGTAGTCCCAGATTTCCACATCCACACCGTCCGGTGCTTGGATAACCTCGGGGATGCCCCCGTTGATGGTGATGATCACTCGCTTCTTGTC